TGCCGATCTCCAATGCGCGGGTAGCGAGTTTCTGATACACCGATACCTGCCCCTGGATTTCTTCCGCCTTGCCTAGTTTCTCGTAAGGCTCATACTGCTTTTTCAGACCTTCATATGCTTCCCTGAGCTGCCTCATGTTCGGAGACTCAGGTGCAACACCTGGCGAAGGTGTGCCGCTGCCTTGCTGCGCTCCTGGCGAGGGAGCCGATTCAGCCTGTGATCCGGCTGGAGCTGGCGAGGCTACCGTTACATCAGCCGATACCGCCGGACTTATTGCGTTTCCCATTCATTCCTCCATAAAAACGAAAGCCCCGGATGATCCGAGGCTTTTCGTTTGAATTGAATCAACTGCTTTACTTCCTAACTCCAGACAATTCCTGCAATTTGGAATGTGATTGGGCCGGGAGTGGTCCCGCCGCCCGTAATCGTCCATGACAACCAATCACCGAAAAAGCCTTCCCTTACGATGGCCGTGGTGATCGTTCCCCTGGTATCCAGATCGGTTCCATTGGCGAGTGTCGGAGCGATGCCGGTCAAGGTGCCGTTTGCAACCACGCTGGTTGGCGCGTTTGCACCTTCACCGATGATCATAATGTCTCCAACAACCGCATCGGCTCCGGAAACGACGATATAGGCTCCAAGATCCCAATACATCGACACGCCGCTAGGGAGCTTGATGCCCGTAGTGATGTAGAACTGATAGGTTTCATTGGCGTTGGTGTTGTCGTGAGTGGTAACGTGAAGCCCGAGGGCGGCCCTTTTAATGCCATCCACGCCAAGATACTTCAAACTTCCGTGAATCGTCCCGCTTGCCGCCGTGAGAGCGGCTGCGGTGATCGTGGTCAACGGCTGTAAAGTGAATTTTCTAGCACCCATAGTAGCCTCCTTTTAGACAGGGATTTCTTCCCAAACAAGTTTGACTACCAGAAGCGCCGTTGTAGTGGCCGCCGTCGAACACAGGGACAAGGCATTGCCCGGAGCGATGCCCATTTTGCCGTCATAATTCTTTTCTGCGGTCCACGGTGGCACTACCGCCGTAACCACATAAGTCGCAAGCGTCAGATCCACGCCGCATAAAAATGCAGGCGCGGCCGTGAAGGTGCATGTTGCAGGAGCCCATTTCACCATTGATGTCTGACTGCCGCCGATAAGACAATTTATCGGAGCGACTTCGGTGAATGTTGCTATTGGAGCGCCCGTAGCAACGGATGACCCGGCAGAAGCGGTTTTGTACCAGCCGATGCCGGTTGGAGCGTGAGTGCCTGCGGCAATACCCATTAGCGCCAAATGCACCAATGAGACATTGACTCCGCTATTGGCCGGATTCCATATAGTAGGATGGTTGCCGGTTGCAGCAGTAGTGATCAAGGCAATACCCGTTACGACCGTAGTAGCCATAAACAGGTTTCCTCGAAGCATCTGCTCTGTGTACTGGCCATGCAACTGCGTGACAACCTGCGCTCCCGTTTTAGAGACTCGCACGCCATCAGTATTCGTAGAGCCAAGGCCAAATGCGGCTTGACCCGTATAGTTATTTGACATATGGGTTTCTCCTATAATAAAGAAGGCCGGGTTGATTCCCGACCTTCAACTGCTTGCTTCTGCACGGCAAACCCTTACCGCGCAGGCAACTCGTTATTGCACAACCGGAGGCTTATTCTCCTGTTGCTGCTCAGGCGGCGCAGGCTTTCCGTCCGGCCCTACTGGAACCGGAGGCGGGATCGCCGCCCTGACTGACTCAATGTATCCAAGAAGCATTTGCTGAGCTTGAGGAAGCCATTGATCGAAGTCGAGATTCTTGGCCGCTTCAAGCGCAATCCCCATGTGAATGAGCGGATCGTCTATCCCGGCCCGGAACATGGCGGGCTGCCCCGCTTTGATGCGGCTGACGTTCACTCTAGCCCTGCGGGCATCGTCGTTGAATGTCTTCATCATTCCGGTTTCGCCGAATAGCTCGAATATCTTCTGCCTTACGTTCGGGTCTGCCGGGTCAATGATTCCCTTGTCGAATAGCCCTATCATTTCCTGGCGGCGCTCATCGCGCGTGCGCGGCAATCCGTTATTGGTCGCAACAAATTCGCAGCATTTGTCAATATCGGCCTGAATGAACGCCTGAACCTGAATGGTTTTATCCGCACCGCAGATTTGAACAAGCTCGGGGAAGCTCAAATATTTCTGGTAATTCTTGATGACTTTCCGGATGGTTTCCTTCCAGAGATTGTTCCAGTTCTGCACGGGCTTGGCAAATCGCATCTCGGCCTGGCCGCGCAATGTTTCGATAGCCGATGCCGCCGTCACGCTTCCCGGCTGCTCTCCCCTAAATACGCTTGATGCCGCCGATACCACATCGAACTCCATGTCGATTTTATCTACTTTGGCGTAAACTTCAGGATCTAGGACGCCATGCCCCATGCGGTGAGGCTCTTTGATCCCCGGAGCGATTGAGCGCCAGTAAATGATTTTATCCGCTTTCCCTGTCGGCTTGGTGACAACCGTATCCTCATGAATAACCATCGGGTCCACGGCGCTGGTTTTGGCGTGTAACTCAATGATGCTTTCATAAATACACTTCCTCCGCTGCAGTTCGACAAGATCGTCCGCAACCGATCTCGGGAAGAATAAGGAAGGTAACTGCATGTAATCGCCCTTGGTCAAGGGATGCTCGACGAAAGGCCACGGTTCGGCATAAATCACCTTCTCCCCGATCATCACGGCATAAAGCCCTTCGGGATAATCCTTCATCGAGTCCGGCGCGATGTAGCATTGAATGACAAGCGCGGCGTCGTTTGCTTGATACGTGACCGCATTGAAGCCTACAAGCCAGAACGACAGGGCATGATCGTAAACAACCGAGAAGCCGTCCGGCTGAAGCGCGTCCGGCGTGGCTTCAAACTTCCAGCGCTTGCGGATTTCATCCAGGGTGAATCGCTCGGCCCAAATATGGAAAGGGGACTCGCCCATGTTCCTGGCCCCGAGCCGCGGGAACTCATGGCCGGGATCTCCGGTCTTCACGATGATCTTTTTGCGGATTACGTCTTCCATCACCGGCTGGCCGTCTTCGCCCAGGACGGGCGATACCTGCTCGGCAGTCTCCGGTTGCACAGGCTGGCCGCATTTAGGGCAGGCCATTACAGGTTCGGTCGTTTGCTGGTAAATATCGCAATTCAGGCATTGGAAGGCGTTTACCTGCTTTTTCTCCTGCTTGGGCCGTTTCCCTATCACTTCATCTTCGGGATAAACCTGAGTGAAGCAGCAGCCGGAAAGCACGAACTCCTGCGCGGCGTATCCCGCCTTGTCTTCATCGCTCTTGTAGTCAGAGCGCAGGGCATTGTCTTTGATGCAATGCTTCGTCAGTTCGTTGATGACTTCGCAGATCCCCATAGAAGTTTCGTCGTCCTGCGGGACCGGCACGGCCTCCACTTCTGGGATGCTGGCGAAATTGCTTGCTATGCTGTCGATTGCGGGCGAGAAGCGATTGATGCGCGGCTGCGGAACAAAGTCATCATTCGGCTGCTGCAGGGTGAATTGCTTGCGGTAGATGTCGAAGTCGAACCAGAACTGACCGGCATAGAACAGGCGGGCTTCCCAAAACCGCTGATGCTTAACCCAATAGGCGTTTTTTACGCGAGTCCAGGTTTCAGAAACAAACTTGTCGGCTCTAGCCATCAAATCTTGGGCATTGCCCGAATCATCAAGAGTTGCCATTGTCTTTCACCTGTGGCGCTATTGGCTGCATTGTGTCCCACCATCCCTCGCCGTCCTTCTCTTCCGGCTTGCGGAATATCAAAGGTTTCCCCTCGGAGCGCACAAGAGCTTCGGTTAGGGCGCGATTGTCGGCTTGCAGGGCATCCATGCGCTTCAGCAATTCCATATAAAGCTTTGCACTATCCCGATGGTCCCAGAACCATAAGCCAGCGAGAAGCGCGACGGAGACGCTAAGCCAAATCACGATTGAATCTCCTTATAATCCGAAACCGTTTCTATTACCGTTTCCCTGGCGGCAAGGCAATCATCCTCATTCCATGTCGGATCAAACGCTTCCCACCGGCAAATGTATTTCGCATCCACTTTAAGAGTCCCGAGCGAAACGTCTGCGTGGTAATGGCCGACTGAATCCTTGACCACTTCCGCATCCGTTCCGTAAGTCCATGTCTTGGAAACATTGTCCGGAGTCTGAATCTTGAAGCGTAAGAGAGGCGGATCAATGTAGGAGCCGGTCAAATCAGAGAATTCTATGTAAGACCTGACCCTGTTGCCTCGTACTATTCTTGCGTTTGGCATAAGGTTACTCTATCCATTCTTTTACAAGAACTGCCGGAGTAAGCGTTCCATCCGTATGAACTGCGGGAATCAGCGATCCATCCACAATGACGGTAGGCCCGAGATGCGTCTTGATCCGCCGAATCCTTCTTGCCAATAACGGGACATGATACATTCCATCAACAGGCGCAAACTCCTCGGTCTGGCTGAACATGATCCGCATCTGGGCCGCAATCACATCCTGCGGCGTTATCGCATCGCCGCATACGGGGAACTGCCTCAGAATAGCCGCACCTGAATCCAATGGGGTGAGAGAATCGAACGGTTGCGCCTCTTTGGTTTCAGAAGGTTTTACATATGCATCCAAAAGGTCTTCAGGCGCCCATGTGTCCGTAGCGGTTGCCAGATAAGCGAACAGCGCGGAACCTGAATCCGATGGAACAAACTCCGTGGCGAATTTGGCTACATGATTTCTGGACGCATCAAACGCATCGGTCGGCGAGAATGAATCCGAAAACGCATAGGGCAGCGGAACCCATTCAGGAAGAATTATGTATAGATCTTTGTTTGCCGAGTCGTCGTAGGTCTGTTCATCGCTTAACTGATAGCGCAGGCTTAATGCTAATTTAGCCGCATCCGTAATGCTCAATGAGTCTGAGGGGGCATAGATGAGCGAGAAGCGGTATGCCGCCGAATCGGTCGCAGTCCAGCTATCAGAAAAGTCTGCCAGAATCGGCTTAAAGGCTTCTGCGCCGTCAGACCAGTTAGCTCCTTGCGTGTCCCCGAACGAATAAGGCAAGGGCAGCAGGCCGCTTTCAACTTTCTGATATTCGATTAAATCCGCAAGCTGCCAATCCGCATCACCGAAAGCCTTCTCGATAGGCAGGATTACAGTGGTGGTCTGTTTTACACCCAGGTCGGCAAAATTCTGCCCTTGATCCTCCTCGAATTCGACAGCGTATTCACCCTGCAGCCATACGGGACTTTCCGTAATCTCGAATAAATCCGATATGGCAACGGGTATAGGAGTGGCCTCTGTAATCTGATTTCTGTAGAATACCTTCTCGGATAATGCAATGAGGTGCCGAAGCACAGCGGAGAGCGAATCGGATAATTGCACTTCATCCGAAAATGACCCGCCTAGTATGCTTGCTTCAGTGGAGTACTCTATCGCTTCGGCAAAGGAAGCGGCGTTATCTTCGATCCCGGTGTTGTACTGGTAAACTCCCCTGATCCCAAGATCAGCTTCAACCGGATACCACGAATCTCCGCCATCGGGATAAGAGAGCGGCGTAGCTCCCATATTCGGCTTTGAATAATCAACTATATCCGAGTATGGAACGGAATCCGCATCCTGCGCGAGGTATGTGAATAATCCGTTTGCCGTATCCGAAGGAGCAAATGAAGTAGAGAATATGGATAAGGCGCGATGCTGCGCCGTCACAGCATGCGTAGGAGTAAATGAATCCGCGCCGGTCCCATAATGGCGGAGCAGACCTCCGGCAGAGTCATCATAGGAAACTGCATCTATGAGGTCTGGATACGACAGCGGCGTGGCTTGCCCTACTTCTACCTTGGTGTAGGTTACAAGATCGTCGGGGATTATGGAATCAGAGCCGGAACCAAAATGTATAAACAGCCCACTTCCGGTGTCCGATGGAGCAAAGGATTCCGATTGGGCATAAAGTGTTGGAGCAATCCACGCAAGCGCGTGAATCGGGACAAAGGACGTTGAGGCTATAGCCAAATCCCTTGTCAGCCCGCCGACTGCCTGCGTGGGAATAAATGTATCGGTTCCTATGCCATATTGAGGCTGAAACCCTTCAACGCTATCCGTAATTACAACAGCATCGGCAAGGTCAGGGCAGTTTATGGGGGTATAGGCTGCTCCCTCATGGGTTTCTGAAACCGCATCTGTAATCTCATAGGCATGGCCGTAATTGTATTGGGCAACGCCACGGATATTCAAAACAGCCTCAGTCGGGACAAACAATTCCGCAGCGATTACCAGAATTGCCATTTGCCCTGAAGCTGCATCAGCCCAAGCCATTAGATCACCTTTTTAGCTCTTACCGCAATGTGCGCCGGATCGGACTTCACTTTTTCAATATCTCCGAGTCCGGCTTCCTTCAGAATTTCCACCAGGCTTTCGTATGTGAAGGCGGATAGCTTCTTTGCTCCGTAGAGCTGCGCCGGTTTCAGTTTCCCCGCCAGCAGTTCCTTTGCCGCCCATTCAACGTCCGAGATTACCAGGCGCAGTTCCCCGTCCGGCTTCATGCACCGTATCCATTCGGAAAGTACTTCGTTCGTTTCCTCGAACTGCTCGAGCGCAGGACTGAATACAATGTCGTATTCGCCCGTAGCGAAAGGCAATTTCCTGAGATCGCATCTATAATCCGGTTTTGCTTTCTCGTTGGAATCGGCATGAATGACGAATCCCTCTTTCGTATCGTATGGAGTCATGCCGCTGCCGAGATCGAGCATCTTCAATTTTCCCCGGGGAGCCTGCAAATGCTGCACAGGCTTACTGTCCGGTGGAAGCGAATAGGCTTTGCAGGTTGTCATGTCGTAGTGGCTGCATAGCAGAGAGGCATCGCAATACACTTTCCATTTGCCGGTTTGGTTTATCCGTTCGCAGAACCACAAATCCTCGGTCCACGATTCCAGGCCGCCGTTTCCGTCGAGCATTCGGGAGTAATTGAACTCGGTCTTGAACCAGGGTTTTTTAAGATCCTTGAACACTTCCGTGCGGATCAGCGTGCAGCCCATTCCGATACCGCTTACCTCGAAAAACTCCCCCGCTTTCCAATCCCAATAGGAACCGTTTCCGTTTCCACGAAACACAAGCGGTTCAGCCGGATCGCGCTTTAAACAGTACACGCCGCCGATCACGGCCGCATCGGGAGTATGCTCCATCTTATAAACAAGCTCGGGAATCGTTTGCGGAGGACACGCGACATCCTCGTCCCAGGTGAAGATGTATTTGCAGTCGTTTGCAATCGCTGTTTCAGCGAATATATTTCTGGCCTCATCAATGGGCTTGCCGATGATTTGGGACATGCTGTAATTGAAATTCATCGGCAGGCACATACTATGGAATGCAAACATAACCGCCGGTGGAATGGGCCTTCCGGTCATTGGCATACCGAACAGCATGTTGTTCATGTGTGGGTATGGCACTATTTCACCCTCCGCAGGTAGCCCGAAGGATTGTGCGTATAAAGGAACCGCTCACATGCCTTGTCGATAATGAATTCCTCATGCTTCGGAATCCAGGACTGAACCGCCTCATACGGCCCCGCAGGAAGATCATCTCTGACCGGATGATTATGAATATTCGTATCCTCCACTATCAGATATTGCCGTGGGGTTACGAATCCCGAGTATGCCTCCAGCTCTTTCAGCACATGAGATTTTGTGTGATCGCTATCCAGGATGACCATCACCTTCTGAAAGCCGCCGGTGAAAGCCTTCACTTGTTTCAGGATTTTGTCCTCCACGGTGCTCCCGGTCATATAGATGATCCGGGAGTGCTGCGGAAAACCGATCCATCTATTGAGATCAATCGTCAGGATCATTCCATGCTGCTGCAAGTCGCATAGTTGGGCCAGATAGAGTGCCGACCCGCCATGCCATGTGCCGCATTCTATGATCAGATCGGGCCGACACTCATACAGGATCTCTTGATACATAATAAGATCCATCGGATTCTTCTGAATATCCACTCCCTGCCAGTTCACCGTGAACTGCAGGTTGTACCAGAGCTTGTGAAAATCATCGACTACGGATTGATTCGCCTTATTTCCCATGTTGTAAGCAACACCTCCATGTCTGTAAGTTGTTTAGAATGAACAAGTAAAAGTCACCAACAGTTGATTTGATGTCGTGGCGTTTATTGCGCTTGCGCTCAGATACCTGTTAAAGTACGTGGCGTTCGAGCTGCCTGAGTTCGTTGCGCTATTGAACGCAAGGCAGAACTCCTGAATCACATTGAATCCCGTGACGGTCAGCTCCGTGGACTCCCATGAGCCCGTGAACGCGAACAATGGCTGGCCCGTTCCGCCGCTCTGGGTAGTCTGGGCAATCCCGCCTGTCTTGAATGTGAAGTAGGCCAGAGGGCCGGTATGCGTTGCGGCCGTAGCGGTTGTGCCCGAGCCGATCACAAGGCAGGGAACGATTGCATTGTGCGTCGCGGTAGCCAGCGCCATTGTCATCAGCATGTTTCTGCCGATATACAGAACGACGTTTTCCCCGGTTTCGTGTATGATGTCCTCGCCGGTGAAGGCATTTTTCATGCAGACTTCGATGCCGCCACGCAGCCCAATCGTTTCAAATGCGGAATGGAGTCCCTGAGTTGCTACGGCTCCATGTTTCTTTGATTTTCTCATTTTTATTCTCCTGTTGTTTGCATTGATGTTGCTCGTTGGATTTGACTGCGTTCTTGCATCGAGCGCATACAAGAACTGCGGCAGTACTTTCCGTTATGTTCAATTTATCTTCTGCGCCCATGTTATAACTCCGAATTTTCCCCAAAAGGATACGTAAGCGGGGTGTAGGAAATGGTATAGGTCAGTACGATTTTGCCATCAGCCCCGTCCCCTCCGGTCCTGGATGTTCCCGTTGAATCTCCGCTCCCGCCTCCGCCTCCGCCATTTCCGGAAGCCGGAGCGACTCCATTCCCGCCAGCGGCACCGCCTACTCCGCCGATCCCGCCATCAGTCGGGGGAGTGGTCGGAGTCATTGAAAACGCTCCCGCAGTTCCAACGGTTACACCGGCAGCGGCAGTTCCGGCAGATGATCCTCCGGCGCCTCCCTGCCCGCTGGTCGCATTTCTCCCCGTATTGCCCCATCCGCCATCGTATTTAACATCACCATATCCGGAAGCGGCCAAGCCTCCCGAGCCCGCTACGCCGCCATTCCCGCCGACAGGAGCCTTCCCGCTGACACCGCCTGCGGCAACGCATCCGGCAGCATCGTTTGAAACGAACCAGGTCGTGTTGCCGTTATTGCCATTCCCGCCCTGAACTCCTACGCCTCCAGAGCCCACGGAGAAATTGTAATTACCTGACGGTGAAGCAATAGTCTTCTTGGAGTAAGCTCCACCTCCGCCTCCTCCGCCACCATCCGATGTAGTTGCATTCCCGCCGCCCGCAGCTCCCGACCCCCAACATTCAATTACCAGATTCACAGTCCCTATGGGAGTTGCCCACGGACTGCCGGATGCCGGTGTAAGGGTTTCTGTAGGCACTTAATCCTCTAAATTATCGCTAGGCGTGGGAAGATATCTGACGCCCCATGTCAAAATGATCTTGCCCGGAGCGCCATCGCCTCCGAGCCGGGAATTGGTGTTGTTTGCATGTCCGCCGCCGCCGCCACCGCCTCCATTGCCTGTGGCAGTAGCGCCGTCACCGTGAACGGCTCCGCCCGCGCCGCCATCCCCGCCTGCCGTTCCGGTGCCTCCAGCCTGACCTATAGCGCCATTTCCCGCAGCGGCTCCGCCGGAACCTTCACCGCCGCCACCGCCCACGCTATTCTGCACGCCTGCGGCTCCAGCCCCTCCAGCCCATTCCGTGTCACCATAGCTTAAAGCGGTTGACCCTCCGGCTCCTCCATTCCCGCCAGCTCCCGCTGTGCCCGGATCGCCTCCAATTCCCGGCGCTGCCACGCATCCGGCTGAATCATTGCTCTTAAACCATGACACAAGGCCATCTCCGCCCTTATTCGCTCCTGAAACATGGATCCCGGCCGTTCCTACGCTGTAATTGTAGTTCCCGGAAGGAGCGGCAATCGTCAGCTTGGCATACGCTCCACCACCACCGCCGCCTCCGGCCCCCTGAGAAGCGGCATTCATCGAACCGCCGCCCGCTCCGCCTGCGCCAAAGCACTCAATTATGAGGTTATAGGCATTGGTAGGCGTAGCCCACGGGCTGCTCGGATTATCCGCCGTGGTTAGAGTCGCCGTTGCCATCAAAAGACCTCATACCTGAGGAGAACCGGAGGTTGAGGCCCCCCCTCCGTCCCATCCCAATCATCGTAGATTCGGAGGTTATCTACCCACACCGTAGGCGAGCTGACACCATAATTGCCTATTCGCAGCAAGCCCGTCGTTGTAGTCCATGCGGTTAGATCGGTGTCAACCGTGATCGCAGTCCCAGTCCCAAGCTGAAAAGACAATGACGGATTTGTAGTTCCAGTCCTCCATCGTGCAATAAACTCATACCAGGTGTCTGCGACTACAATAGTGTTTGCATCAACATCGGGATAGACACTGGCTCCACCGCCAATATAAGTCATTCCGGCATACAATGTGCTGGCGATATTGGTCACATTCAGGTATAGCTCATTACTTCCATCAAATGTTACATAGACAGGATTGATGTTAGCCGCTATCGCTCCATTGAAGCGTACCCATGCCTTTATGCATCCTGTGTTTTTGACTATATCGAGAGAGACAACATCGTATAAAACCATGTCATCAACGACAAGAGCCTTTAAGCTGTATGAACCGTCATGCTTTGTGGTTCCATCAAACTCATAAGTGCCGCTACCTGTTCCGCTACTATCCCCTGCGCTGTAGTCAGCGGTGAGAGTATTCTCCATCTGCCAATCAAATAACTTCGTCATGACCAGTCTCCGTCTTTACTGTGAAGAGTATAAGAATTAAGAAGCGTCCAATTCGGCCCAGGATCACCGCCTGTAGTGCTTTGCCCTTTATATGGGGAGCCAGCCGCAAGTGTGAAGTCGTACGTTCCGTCGTAATAGGTTTCCGGGTCGGTAACGGTTTCTGCCGGAGCAGTTGTGAACTCAACAGTAGGGATGCCGTCCGGCCCCCAACCACGCACTAGACTTGCAGAGTAGGGAAACTTGCCGTTGGCATCTAGAGAGGGATAAGGCTCCGTCCCACCGAAACACGCCACATCAGCCGCATGGGTAGTATCTATGGTTCTGAGCACCCACACGTTTTTCTGGAAATCATTATTTGGCGTATAGTAGTCGAGGGCCGATGTGCCGTTGGCCTTACTGTCTCCATACGCAAGTCCATCTGCGGGACTTGATATGTTGTCGTATATTTTCATTCCCGTTGCACCGGTATGATTGGTTGTACCGCCCGCAACATAAGCCCACATCCACCCCCTGCCGTTATGGAGAAATAGGTTATTCTTTATAACCAAGTCGGTGATGGGCCATTCGTCATTAGCACTGATTTGAACGCTATAGGCGGAATCATTTCCAACAACTCTTCCGTTTATGTCTAGGAATGCGTTGTCGTGAACAAGTATCCTTCTCATGCCCATACACTCGTTCCATGTGCCCCCTGTTGTGTTATTGGGAGCTGCAACCGCATCAAGCGTGATGGTGTGGTCATCAATCCTTGTAACAACGGTGTAATACCCTGTAGTCCAGTTGGTTCCGCTGATCTTTATCATTTGCCCGTCGTAATCAGCAGGGAATATACGAACTGCGCTTGAAACCTTCTTGCTGGTATTGTGATCGCTTGCTGCAACCAAGTCTGTATATCCACCACTCCCCCCGGCCTCATAACTGGTTCCCGTCAATCTCAAGCCTTGTCCACATGTTTGCATTTTGTTATAGCGCACTGTCACATCGCTGATTTCACTCCACGGCATAGTTCCGTATTGATTCTTGGTTGTGAAGGACATAGCAACGCAATTTTGCTGGCCGCTATTTTTTGTTACCGGCCCTAAGAAATTGCCTTCGATCAGGATGCGCTTTCCGAACTTCACTTCAACATCGTTTTTCTGAGATCCGGGTACGCTTACCCATGTGCCGGAAAGATGAGATACCGCAGTACCATCATAACCTCTGGTACACGATAGGAAGTTAGTCGCATCTTTTGATGCGTATTTAATTATCTCGCTGTCTATTGTTATCAAACCCGATGACGCAAAATTCGCCGTGCTTACCACTGGAATCGTTGTAACTATATCGTCGATACCAGCGGATAGCGTTGTATTCGCTCCCCAAGATGCCCGCTTGAAGCAATAGTTGCGGCGAAATTCAATGTCAGAAGGGATGTCATCGAGAATATGGGTGTCGGACCCGCCGACAAAGAAATTCATCCCGTTACCTTCAAGGAAATTGTTGACCACTTTATATGGGCCTTCCCCTTGATTTATGTGGATGGCGTATGATTCATCCCCGTAGTAGTGGGCATTATCAACGTAACTGTCGATGGTTGCAATGTACTTGCCAGCAAGCGAAAGAGCGCAAATCATCCAATAGTTGGCTTCGTACTTGGTTAATTCCGAAGTTACATGGCATCTGTCAAACCAGATATAGGAAGGGCAATCCGCTTGGCTTGTAACCCAGTCCCAACTGTAATAAGAGTCTGAATAATTAGCGGAACCCAATCCGAGACTCACGACTGTTGCTGTGGTTTGCTCCGGCGCAGTTATTTTTATCCCGCAGAACCGATAGTAACTTGCATTCTTCCAAGATGCCAGAGCGGGAATATAGTTGCCCGCATACACAGGAGCCGTTATGATCGGCATGTGAGTATCGTCAGCCGGAGCCACACGAATCCCTTCAGGAAGGCTTGCCAGATCGGAAGAGATAACATACGTCCAATAAGGCCCGCTCTTGGGTTTCAATTTGAATAGTCCCGTGAATGTTTCCCCTGCAGTCAGGATAAGCGTCCAGTTGGCATTTGCATCTGCGGCGGCATCCAAGGCAACCTGAAGATCCGTGTATTCCTTCCCGCTTCCTACTTCGTGGGTAGTGGCAGGAGCGGAGTATGACGTAGAGAAGGTTGTAGGCAGCGTCGGCGTTCCAGGCAGCGCCGGAGCTTCCCCGGACCTGATCTTATACTTCAGAATCGTCTTCGCCACGGCTTCAGTACATCTTCATCTTTCTCTTAAAGTCCACAGGCAGCACCATGTTCGGCTGAATGATCTTCTTCTCCTCCGGCTCTTGGGATGCTTCCATCGCCGCCCACATAATCGGCAGCTCAGCCGTAAACACAGGACTCACCATGCTTCCGCATCCTTTGCACATCCGCTCATCCGCGCTCCATCCCGGAACAAGCGTTACCTGGCTCATCACGCCATTATCCAGCCTCACGATCACAGGCTGATGTATCCTCAAGTCCCCGCCGCATTTCGGGCACTTGATCTTCACTACCTTGTCGCTCATTTCCCTTTCCTCCGCTTCCAATCCCCTAGCTTCTCAGGCAATCCCTTCTCTTTCGTCCCGGCAAAATCCCGCAAGTCCTTCTTGTCCATCTCCGCCAATCCCTTGTTGCGGGCAAATAGCTTGCCTGGATTGTGCATCGCTACGGCCATCGCCCTGAGCTGCGCCTTGCTTTTCGCTGGCATTTCATCCCCCTTCCCATCGTCGATGTATATATGCAGTCCCATCAGTACCAGCTCCCTTCGTTGCGATCCCGCCCGAATGTCTGTGAAAACTTATCCGCCGCCCGAGTCGCTATCTGCTGTATGGTAGGAAGCTGCAGGATGTCCATCTGCTTCTGAGCCGCAGCTTTTGGACGGCTGACGAGAATGTATCTCAGGCAATCGTTGGCATGATCGGAGCCGATATAAGTGATCTTGCCGTCCTCGTTCTGCACCTGCAGCTCGCTCATCTCGCGCCACAGATTCGGGCAGCGCCTTTGCGAAACAAACAACCTGGCGGACGGACCCATTTGCGTGAATGGATTGCGATGCAGCGGATTGACTTTCAAGTGCTCCTTGATGAGATCAATCCCGACCTCTATGCTCGCCCTATGCGCTGCCAGCATAGACAATCCCTGCAACTGATAAGCGTATTGCACGGAGTAAAGCTCTTTGCCGTTCTGCAGCGTTTTGGCTTCCGTGCTCGGGTCAATCAGCGTGTATTCCGGCTGTCCAAAGGGCTCGATGAGAGTTTTGATCGACTTGGAATGTTCGCTGATCAGCCGGTCCTTGCGGTAATACTCGGCATAGGCGAACACGTCCTCATCGCAGTTTATGGCCGTAAGCAGATGCGCGCTGATCCCGGTTGAGGCATGATCGTGGGCATTGACTTTGCGCTGATCCCGGACGAAATCAATAATCGCGTCCTCGTCATCGGGGTCCAGCCAGTTGTCGAGATTGTGATCTTTGGCGTTGAACTCGGGGAACACCTGGCCCTCGAAATAATCCCATCGGCCCAATAGATGCTGAATCCTCAGAGTTTCAGGCAGGGCGTTCAGATCCCGGCCGTACTGCGTCCGTGTAATAAAGTACCGGAAGCGCTGATCGTCGGTCCAGGAGTAGTAGGCCCTGGCGTTCAGTTTATCGTCGGCCAAGGCAGCACGAGCCCACTCGACGTTATCCCATCCAAACGCCGGTATGAACGCGAATGATTCCGGTATTTCATTTTCCTGGAATAGCCGGTCGATCATCACGCGCTTGATGTAGTTATGGCCCACTCCGCCCGGGTTACAGGTCAGGACCATCTTACAGGATAGGTCTGGAACACCGGGGCATCGGCGTATGGTACGCAGGAAATCAATCTCATCCTGGCGCAGCTTCGTTGCCTCATCAATCAGGATGTCCATGTATTGATGGCCCTGGAAATGCCCGAGATCGCCGGGATTTTCGGCATAGCCGAAGCTGATTGAGCCTCCGCCCATCTTCTCGGGCAGGCGCAGAATCTTATCGCCCACGTTGTAATATGGCCGCAGGGCCGGGTATTCCTTGAAGATCGGCTCGATGTGATTAGCTAGAAGCTCGGGATAAGTGCGGCGGAATATAAGCCCGGGAGTCCGCTTATGCTCGATGCGCCGGAGCAGCATGATCGCCCGGGCGCCGTGAGACTTGCCCCCGCCGCGCGATCCGCCATAGCCGATGTTGATGCAGTCGCTATGCTCCATGAGGTCGTAGAGCTGCCCCTGCTTCGGCTGCAGATCAATCGTCAGTACCAATATGCCTCACAAGAATCTCAATAGGACTTGCGTTATCGCCGCTCAGCTTCACGGCCTCAACCGCTTTGCCGTCCCTGCGGTCAGTCAGGTACTTTATGGCATCCAGAACGATTTTCTCGGATTTGCTTTTCAATAATTTCTGCCATAGGGCCATTTCGTCGATGGAGCCCAATATGTCGGCAGCTTCGGCGCGTTTTACGAGCGTCTTGCATCCGGGCTTGCGGCCTGCTCCCGGAATGCGGCCGCCCGTTCCTACGTGGCGAACCATGTCAACACCTGACCTCTCCCGGTTTGTGGAAGGATTTTATCGGCTCTTCGCCGCGCCAGTTGATCACGCCCTGCACGTAAACATCCGAACCGGATCGGCTCTGATTATTGGCAAATCGCTGACGAAACTTGAGCCTTCCGTCTTTCAGAAAATAAGCAAGACCCGCGGCACAGTGCTCATAAGCACGATTTCTAGATATGTGTGTTGCTTGGCCTGGGCGCGGGTCTGCTAACTCAACAGATTTGCGATCCTGCGATTTATGTTTTGACATTATTAGGGTATCTTGTTGGATCTTACTGCCAACTCGCTATGCGTGCGCTGTTACCAGGTTGCAGCGTCCTGTCAGTCAATCTACGGTAGAGCTATTGATATTGCGATGTCAAGAGGCGGGGAGAAATAACATACGAACTCTTACCAACTGTTACAAACTCTTGCAAACTTATACACGTTTTTCACCTACCAGCCTGAGATATTCCTTGCGCGGTATCCTGACGTTTGTGTGGTTGTGGCAAATATGAACATGGTCAATCTCTCCACGGCGCAGCATGTCCAGCACCTTCCGCACCTTGATTTCCAGGGCTACCGCCAGCTCATCCGGTCTGTAGGTGGGTTTATCGGTCATTTCCGTGACCCTTCGTCAAATACGGATCTATCTTCTTACGTAGCAAACTTGCACTATATTTCCCTATTGAATTATCTTTGAGGACTCCGCAAGCCAGCGCCCAGGTAACTGTCAGCGTATATTCATTGAGGCTTCCACCTAGATTAACCTCCATGCTTCTTTCGCTGATAACAATTCCTTCGTCGTCCAATAGGCGAAAATGCGTGATTCTCTTATCAAATATCACGGTCCCTTTTGTCAGAAGTAAGGGTTTCGTAGCAATCAGGTATCCGCATTCTGGATAAAAACCGCTGTCTTTCGGCAGCTTATCTAACCATTTCAGCGTGCCGATAGCAGGGCCGTTGATCCATTCGCCGTCGCTAGTGAGCATCGTTATATGCAAGCCCTTTCTCTTGGCGTATCGCACAGGAATTTTCTCCTGTGACCCATCCGCATACTTGATGACAAAGGGAACTGTTGCGGTTGCTATTAGCTTATTTAGAAACGACCTTCTGTTTTCCATTATTTCTCCCTCGCTCGTTTAGCTATGGCTGCACCTCTGATAGCCACTTCTCAACCTTGGATAATTTGAGAATATCCGGTTGAAATATTCCTAGTGTCTCAATGATTTCTCTAGCCTCCCTCAGCAAGCGCAGGGCTTCGGGGAGATCGGTACGGGCTTGAGCAATGAAGTCGGCATCGTTTATGGAATTATCACTTTTTGCGTTCCATGCCCCAACGGTGCGATACCACGGCCCCGTTCCTGCTATGTAGTTATCGCCTTCAATTCCTGCAACGCTCTTTTCCCACGGCCCCTTTGTAGCCTCATTGCATCGTTTCTCAATTTCGCTCAGCTTAATCATTTCTTGCCCTCCTCGGCCACGTACTTGACGATGCGGTAGTCGCGTGGAGTCCTTCGGTATCCACCGTAGGATTTCATAGTTTCTATAGCTGATTTCCGCGTCAGTTCTAAATCAAGCGGCAGCCATCTAGATTTGTAATCATTTACCTCAATCACCCACACCTGATTACGCTTTTTCATCGTCGCATTTCCCCATCAAAATAGTTTCGGTTTGATAGTTACTGTGTACATGTTTATAGCAAAGAGGACATAAAAACACAACATTACGAGGCTTGGCATAGTCTGGATGGTGCCCTTGCGGTTTGCATTCCGTCCCGCATTGTTCACATTGATTCGGTTTATTTATTAAGCCGGATCTAATAGCGTACGATAATGCTCTTTGGGCGTATATTCTTTCGGGATAAAGTGATCTATATTTCTGTTTTCCAATATTATTGTGTATATAATATTTTTCCTTATTGGCCGTTCTGTATTCATGCCAAGCGGCTTTGAAGCATGATTTACAATAAGTTCTTGGCTTTCCAAATTGCCAATAAAAATCATCCTCTGATTTTTCTACCCCACACTTTTTACATAGTTTCATCATCAACCTCCTTGCGTGTTTTGGGCCGATCCACGCCGCCCGCGATTGTCATTTCGCCTCCAGTTCCACCTCCACCACCTCATCCGATCCGTGCCGTGGCAGACGCTTACTGGAGCCGCGAAGAAGGCGGGACATGTGCTTACGGCAGACCACAATCCTGCTATATCCATATTTGTCTGTGCTTACGTCAACCGAATCAGAGCTGTTATACAAGGTTGATGCCCTAATCCAGATTCTCATTTCCCCTCCAATAGTGCGGCCAGCCAGCAGTCGGTATCATGCCCATCACCACCTGTTTCTTTCTTGCTACATAGGCACACTGGACACCGTTCTTTTCTTGCCATATTCACCGAAGCGGGAAATAAATCTATCCACTCCAACCTCTTCAACCCCTCCCTCAGCCGCTCAATCTCCGCAAGCTGCCGCTGAAGGTCGGAGATTATCTGTTGCGCCCATGAGCTAAGATGCAACGTGTATTTGTCTTTGACCGCTGTTTCTTCTTTGCTACACATTACTTCCCCCATTTCTTGAAGTAGGCTCTCGCCCTATTGCCCCAATCTATACCGTTGTTAGCCACCCCATACAATATCTCCTCCGCATCCTTCAGCCGCGCTTCAAGGTCACAAATGTCGCATTGTTCATTTGTCCAAGAGACCATATGCTTAGTACACATTCGCAGGGATTCTTTTTCCATTACTTCTCCCTATTCTGGATAGTCAAGCGGCCCCGCTATCCATTCAACCTTGCTGAGTTTGGACAACAGCCAATAACCCACACCATGAAATTTCCTATTCCACGCTCGAAACGGATATGGTCGCGGTGAGAACGCGAATTTAACCCAATACCATCCGTCCAAATCAGGTTGGAGCCGTTTCCTTTCCTTCAGCTTAATCGACAAGGCGTACCTAAAAGAATCCGCCAGATGATTTTCTCGATTAACTTCCATGCTCACCTCCCATTCTCCCCGCCAATAAGCAACCCCAAAACGAACGCGATAATGGCGATCATCACCGCGTTGCCTAGCAAGTCAACGTCGCGCATAAAACGGCCGCGTGTGCGGAGCTCAAACCAGTTCATTTGAATCCTCCAAAAAGCTCATGCGCTTTCTTGATAGCCGCTTCACATGGCGGATCGTCGCTCTCGGGGCTTTCGCCGATGGTGTCGGGTTTGTAGGATTTGCTGTTTCCGCTGATATTTTTGCGCGCTAAGCCCCATTCGGCCGCATTTCGCATCCACTTCCGCCAAGCTGCATCCCAATCCCGGAAGCAGTCACCTCTGGCGCGATGATGATCGAGCATCTTTTCCGTCTCCTCATCGAGGCGGATATTAGGACAAACCTTACTCGCCCATTCTTTCAGGCTTTCCGAGATTTCGAAGACATCAGGCGCTGAGGTTTTCTGGCTGGAGCGCCGCCCCTTTGCGGCGCGTGTGGGACGCAAAGCGTCCCCACCAGTAGAAGTAGAAGTATCAGTAGAAGTATAAGTAAAAGAATGCGAAATTAAATTACATTTAATTAAATTACCGGATAACTCGATATCCTCTTTAGATGGAAGCGGTAATACGCTCTTGGCCTCATTAGGGTGAACGTGCTGGTGTTTTTCAAAGTTTCTCACCCATATCAGCTTTTTACCCTCTTTTTCGTACCGAACGATAAATGCGCAGGCGGCCAGACGGTCAAGAAGAGTGGAAACTACTGCCGGGGTAATGTCATCGTAGTAGGGAAACGTGACTGCCTTTATCATGGCCGGTCTATCCTCAAGGAGCCCGCAGCGATCCGCCAGGAGCCAAAGGCCAGCGAATAGAAGTTGTGCATCCCTTCCGCATTGTGCGAGTTCTTCATCGAGAAAATATTCAGGCTTCAGGTTTCGGATTCGTGACATTTAGTTTTCGCGCGAGCATGGTCGTTAAATAACAGTTCATTCTGTTTTGTTGTGTTCGATAAGGCAAACTCTAGATTTTTCAACGATTGCCGATAGTAGGATGGTTTTAGTTCACAACCCACAGCTTTCCGGCCATTACTCACAGCACCATATACTTCGGATCCAACACCCATAAATGGAGTTAGTACTACCTCACCTGGATTGCTCCAGAGCACTAAGCAGCGGTCAATTACGTCGAGCTGGAGTGGATGGCAATGCTTTTCGTCCTCCTCATCCCTGGCCTCCCTGAAAGGTAAAACGCGGTCGATTCGTATGTCATCCCAAAACGCCGAAGCATATTGCCTCCAGATCCAATGAGAATATCGGTTTTCAATCTGATTACCCTTCCATCCACGGTAAGATATCAGTTCCTGTGGAATCTGCCGCTCACCGGCATATTCCAATAATCCATTAGGATGATTAATTGGTATGGGGTTTTGGCCCTTTTTCCTAAACATCAAGAGATAATCAGCAGAAGCAACTGAACACTTAGAGCTATCATCCACAATGGTCTTGTGTGCGAGATTCTTAGCCATTGTCCGGTTGCGTACCCCTAATGGCTCCTTCCAAATGCAATATCTTCCGGTGTAGTCAAATCCGAGTTTTCTATGGAGCCGGATAATATCTCCAGGGAAATCGCTTAGCGCATCACAGCCTGAGTTTCCCGTGGGAATATCCGTGGCATGCACACCACTCATTCTTCCCGGCAATGTCAGACGATAGATTTCCCTGACAATAAATTCATAATGCTGAAAAAATTCATTATAAGTGCGGGAGTTCGACAAATCTCTCTCGCTTGATGTGTAGTGGTACAAAGCCCCACCGCGTTCAGTGGCGAATGGCGGTGAATAAATAGATAGATGCACCGACTCATCTTTTAGCTTGGGAAGAAGCTCGCAGGAGTCGCCTAGATAAACCGCATAATGATCGTTTAGGTGTTGATCGGCTATAGCCATTCCGGTATTTTCTCCTCGGTTTTGTATTCCACGGATCGGGAAAGGCTCATTGAATCATTCATGAGTTCCACGATATTAGAAAACATTTTCTCCGCTTGTTTGGATTTACGCTGAAGGCTTTCGAGTGCGGCAATTCCCCCACTGGTAGCGATCACATCGACTTCAACTGGATTGATTTGCCCGAATCGCCAGAACCGCCGAACAGCTTGGTAGTATTGCTCATAGGAATGAGAGGCAAAAAATACGGTATGATTGCAGTGTTCCCAATTTAGACCGAATGCCGCAATCTTGCATTTTGTAATCAGGCGCTTTATTTGTCCGGCCTTGAACGCAACAAATACTTCCTCTTTTTTCTCGTCAGAGTCAGAACCGCTAACTTCAATCGCATCGGGGATTAACCTTCTAAGAAGTCGCCCTTCCTCATTCAAATTACACCAAACCACTGAGCAACCATTGCGCTTTACAATCTCAGCCGCCCGTTCACATCGCTCATTGATGGTGAGCTTCAATTCTTCCCGCTCTTCGTGAAGCCCCACGGCCACTTGAGTAAAGAGAAACCCCGGTAAGGGCTTGGTGTTTTCAATGATGGTTTGCCGCTCAATCAATTCAGGCAAAATGAATTTCCCATCTGCGAATCCTAAATCGGATGGCCTTCTTAGCGCCCTGGCCCAGCTACACACCCAACGCCAAAAAGGTTGTTCTGCGTGCCGCTTAAATCTCCATTTGGCACGGTCATACAGGGCTGTGAAGTTCTGCCCGCGATGGCGGAATGTCATCGGCTTTATGGTGTTCTGCTCATTCTTAAAAAAGCGGGTCAGCATATCCATATAGCCGAGATACCCAAGAGCCTCAGAAGATGTACCGAGTTCAATATAGTCATTCGGCGCGGCCGTAGCTGTGCAAAGTAATCGATAAGGCATTAGGCGCATAAATTCAGTTATTGCCGCCTTGGTCGTTCCGTCGAAGTTTTTCAGGATGCTGGATTCGTCGCACACTACCGCGCAAAAGTCGGAAGGATCGAAATAGTGCAACCGTTGATAGTTGGTAATTGTTATTCCCGGCTTGATTTTTCCATCAGGTGAACGTCGGCATTCAACACCAAATTTCTCGGCTTCCTTGACCGTTTGAGGGCCAACGGCAAGCGGAGTCAGTATAAGAATATTCCCATTTGTTTTACGTCTGACATTCTCGGCCCATACTAATTGCATTGGGGTTTTTCCCGTTCCGCAATCGGAAGCAATGAGCGCGCGGCCTTTTCTGAGCGCCCATTCCACAAGGTATTTTTGAAAATCAAATAGGGAATCGGGCATCCATAATGGATCAAATCCGAAATCCCCCTCTAACTGCATTTTAGATTTTAGGAAGTTTTGGTAAGTCATTTTTTATAGATTTCGCTTTGCTGACAGGAATTTGTCGTAGTCGTTCCTTGAATCCTTCGCATCTGAATATGGAATGGTTTGCAATAGGTTCATAGATCTTCTTTCCGCAATATGGGCAGAGTGCTATCGGGCTTTTTCTGTGTGCGCACATCTATACCCCCACCATGCGCCGCAGATGGCTGTGAATGATGTCGAATACGTGGAGTGGATTCAGGCTCAGGCGTGCGGCGATTTCGCCGTACGTGTAGCCGTCATCGAACAGTGCGAGGATCTTTTTTGTGTGTTTACTGTGCGGCTGTCGTGGGTTTAAAACATATGATATCTTATCAGAAGTTGAGTTTTTCTGGCTATCCGTCCTCATTTGGCTTTCCTTCCTCCGGCGTACTCGATCGGCGGCAGCGGCCCAATGTCCTTGATGAACTTTTCACGGATGCAAATTTCCAGCATTGATGAATGGTTGAGGCCGTATTCCAGACAAAGCGCATGAAGCAGGTTCCATGAGCGGTTTGTGAGGTTGAAATTGCGCCGCGCCTTGCCTAACCAGTTGCCGCAATGCCTAAGATCGTCCGAATTTGCCATATACACACCCTGTACTCATATCGTGTGTTGCCGGTAATTACTGCAGGGACTTCCCTGCTGATCTAATCTCTTTCACGCCTTCGCCTCCGGGAATTCCAGCCATTCTCGGCCATCCAGGAGACGGCCAGAGGATTTCTTGCCGAGGCGTTTGAACCATAATGAATCATCCTGTGATGCACTTTGAATATTGCCTTGTAGTAAGCAATCCGATCCACGCGGGAACATTCGCCACTCGCCCCACTGCTTGAAATGGAATGGAACGCCAGCCGCCCGACACTGATCGCGCAGTGATCGCGCCCAGTCCGGGTGCATTGGCCTTGCGCCTGGTCCGGTTTCGCCGCCAACGATTACCCAATCTAGCTTCGGGGCACAGTCGCAATCCCCGCCACATCCAAGCGCGTGTATATCTTCGGCGTCATCGCCGTCTAAATTGATCGGCCCCAGGAGCGGTTCACAGCTCACAAACCTGACAGCTGCGGGAGTCTGCAGAAGCAGCGGGATTCGCTCGGCGGCGGCGGCTTGATTTTCACAGGAGACACCAAGCCAGACGTTTGGAAGTGGCCAGCCTTCAATGCCACCGGCTACATTTGGTTGGCGGAGGCACTTAAAGGAGCCCACCATATATCCAAAATCTTGACTCATTAATTGACCAGCGGTGTAATCAATGTGACCAGGTCTATCATTTAAGAAATACGCGTGCATGCGATCCGGCCGTTTAGTTAGAAGCTGAAATGTATGTCTCCTACAGAACGCCATCATTGTGAAAACCTTGTCGATAAACTCATCCGGCACAGCATCGTGGAAAAGGTCGCCCATGAGTGCAACCGCAATCCGGCGCGGCTTGCGCCAGTGCAGCGGCTGTTCAAGGCGCTCCGGGAATGATATCGGGCCGTGCTTGCTCCAACCGTTCGGAAATTTGGAATGGTAATGCAGTTTGGCCATCCGCTCAGCCCAACAGTGATCACAGCCAGCAGAAACGTGGCTACAACCGACAATTGGATTCCAGGTTTGGTCAGTCCAGCTAATTCCGTTCACGCCATCCCCGCAATCTTACTCCTCCACACCGTCACCCATGCCGCGTGCATACTCACCCGTTCCGAATGCCGCACTGTATGCGTCGATTCGATGTACCCGGCCTTTGCCGCTCTCAGCATCAGTGGGCCGATGATCCGGAGGCAATAGGCTCCCATGTGCCGATCCTCGAGGACGCGGTAGACGTCATCGGAAGTCAGCAGCTCCTGCCTGGTAGCAACCTGGCGGATGATGTCGATGACCTCATCCTTCCATTCGTCACCACGGCGCAGAAGGGATCTGTCCATGCCGCGCGTTGCGGCCTGCTTTGCCGCAGGAGCATCGAATAGGTTAGCTTGCTGCATTCAAAAGCTCCTCGATGTAATTCAATGCCGTGCCATCCTTGACCATCTCGCCGGTAACTCGCAGCACCCGCCACCCGGCGATAAGCGCCATTGCGTATTTTTCGCAATCGGCCTGAAACCCGAATCCGCGCATGTGCCTTCCTCCGGTCCAAACTCCCCCTTCAACTTCGACTGCGATCTTGTGACGGGGCCAAGCAAAGTCAAAACGCCATTTGCGTTTTGGATGAAACTTAAATTCCCTCACCGGCGCCGGTAGCCCCACCACCTTGATCTGGTACGCCAGTGTTTCTTCGAGTGAGCTTGGGTGCCTCATTTATTCCCTATGTCTTCAAGTCCGCGATTGTCATCACCGAACATTTCCCTGTCGGCGTCCGATTCCTGCTCTTGTTCTTCATGTAAGCGCCGTTGTTCTCTTTCGTATTCGTAATACTCTTGTTCTCGCCGTGCGGCCTCTCGGCGATCTCTTGCTTGTCGTTCCTGCCGTTGTTTTTCCTCTTCTTCCTCTCTCCGCCGATCTTCACGCCTGTTAAACTCGTAATTGATCTCTCTAATACGATCTTCTGCGGCCCATCTTCGTTGCACATCAGGATCGTGCCATCTATCAGACAACCGTTCCTTCTCACGCCTAAGTTCATATTCAGATTTGTATTCATCTCTGTGATAGCTCATAATATTCCCCTTCAACCAACCTCGTCCGCCCACGGAGAGAGCGGCATCCGTGGGTAATGCCCCGCCGCTCCGGGTGAAGGCTATGCGCCTGGCTCCGGATCGGAGGACGGCACTTGCCCCTTTTCTATCCAGGCAATTATCGCGTCGTAGTCCGTGACCTTCACCTTGTCTGCGTGCTGATAGCCGTAGGTTGCCAAGATATCGTCAACCAGTTTGCGCTCCGCCGCCTTGTCCTTGAGGTTCAACGCATACGCCTTGGACCATAGCCGGGAAATTTGCTTTTCGTTGATGAGTTTGCCGTTAGCGTCCTGTGCCTCCGATTTGCGCTGCGGCTGCTGGATAGGAGCTGGCTTATCCGGCGAACCTTCGTCATCTTCATCATCTTCGTCCTTCAAATCCTGGGTATAGACTTCTGACGCCGCCGTAGCCTTCAGGACCGCATCAAGATAAGCGCGTTTAGCTCCGATCTTCAGGGCCGTGTTGTAGCAGTCGGCGATATTGGGATTCTCGATGACCTCCCCGGCGCGGCAGATCAGCCAGGAGCCGTCAATCTTTTTGGCTGAGAAGCCCTTGCCGCCTATCAATTCCTGCGCCTTCTTGGGATCTGATTTCCGATAGTCCCAGTATTCTTTCGGCACCGGATGCCCCGTTGATTCCACCGGCCCCGGGCGATAGCGGTACTTGCTCTCCATCGTCGAACATGAGCCTACACCGGAGCCGAAGAACGCCCCGCTCTGAATATGAAACAGGTCGCACCTGACGCTGTATTCACGATGGCCATTGCCCAGGTCTATGATTTCCTTCTCGTATTTCGGAGCGAGCCGGAAGGTCAAGCAGAGGATCTCGCCGCCTGCCTTGTAGAGCGTCGGCTTGGGCGTTCCCGGAATGGTGCCGAAATGAACGCCGTCTTTCATCACGCTTTGCGCGACCTGGCGGACCTTTGCTACTTTCGTGACGATCTCTTCAACGGTAAGTTCCATTTGATCCGGCCTTACCAGCGTGGCTTGATTGTATTGTGCTATTTCCATTGGTTGACTTGACATATTAGTTCCTTCCCCTGACTGAAATGGTCGGGATATCCTCGTACACTTCGATTCCGGCAATTTTCGCGGTCGCGCCCATTGCACGGACAACGCCGTTGATCTTGACTTCATTCAATGACAGGTATTCACGCGGGATGACTGATTCGTTAATCACGCGCCAGCGGTAGACGGGCTTGCGGCTTGCTCCAATTCCGACTGCCCTCTGGAACGATGGGGCCGTGGGTGTCACTTGTATGGGCATTGGCGTGTTGACGATTTCCTGCACGGTTTCTTCTGTCGCACCCTGCTTTTTCGCTTCTACCGCCAAGGCCAGCCGCGCTTCCTCTTCTCGTTTCCTGGCCTCTTCCAATGCCTTGCGATCGGCTTCCTCTCGAATCCGCCTCTGCTCCATTTCCCACTTGGCAATGAGGAGCACGAGAATTCCATCCGCCGCCGGGAGATCGCCCAGAACTTTCTTTTTTGTGGCAAGGGCGGACTTGTGGCCTTCATGCCATCGCTTGATATCGGGGTCGAATGTATCGTTGATTTGCTTTATCAGCTCCCTGACTCCGAGGAGTTTTTGTGCGGCCAGATCATACGATGCCTGATCCCTGACGGTGATTGCCCTGGCTTCATCGGCAACCGTCAAAGCCTGCTGTTCTAGTTCTATTTCCTTTAGTTCCGCCGCCATTATTTTTGCTCCTTCCAATAGTAGATATTTAAGGCGCTTTGAAAAATTGCCAGGTCCGCCATGTAGTCGGTCTTGGGAAATTCACGGACAGTGAACTTCCCACTTGATTGCAGGTACAAGCCCAATCGTGTATAGGAAAACGGATCGTCCAGCATGTTCACATATGCTGCGCTCTGCACTCTGTGCCACTTCTGATACGGGCCTGATTTGATGTCCCATATCTGCCGTGGCCGCCGCTCTATGATGCGGTCGGAAGTCCCGGCATAGACTCCGGTTTTATCCTGCATAGGCATCTCGATCCAAGTGAACTCGTAGCCAAAGGTCGCCTTCCATTTTTTATAGGCTTGAAGGTATCCGGCAATCTGCGGATCAAGGGAGTCTTCATCAAGATCGCCCTGGTCGTAGTACTCGCAGGCTTTGTGCACATAGGAACCCCTAACCTTGGATTCTTCTGTATAAAATGTTGCATCAATCAATCCAGCACCTTTCAAGATTTCCGTAACCGAAGGCAATAGGATTCCAGATGCTTTGTACTGATGTTTTTCCGAATTAAATTCGACTGCGTTTCCTATGCCCATGATTTATTCGTAGCGATACTTGAAATATTTCTGCGAGTTGTCGAAAATTGACGAGCTATTTCTTTATGTAATTTCCCCGAAGTTAGTTCTTTCCGAATTTCCAGAACTTGCTGTTTTGATAGTCTTGTAGATCTGGATCGTCTTGAATTTTCTGCAGGGGTGACCGATTCAAGGTGTTCTGGATTTATACATGCACGGTTGCCGCAAAGATGGTCTATTTGCATCCCGAGGGGGATTTGGCCCTTGCTAATTATGTAATAATATCTATGCGCTGATTCCATTTTCCCATTGAGCTTGAGCGAACTTGGATATCCGTTCTTTCTGATGTGTCCAAGCCACAACCAGCAGCCCGTTATGGGATCGACTCTATATAAATGCTTTCTTCGTCCGCTGTGACCGGCAACATAGCGATAATATTGACCGGCTACATATCCGTTGTATGTATCCGTTGACTGCCTGATATTTGTATTTTGACCGCATCCGCATTCGCATACTCCATCGCCCCGCTTGATGTCGGGAAATCTGTCGATTCTTAATTTCACGAGAACCTCCCTTTAATAATGGTCCTATCAGTGTAGATGTGCGTTGCGCGATCAAGCTGGATCATTTAAACACCCTCTCCCACGTCTAGGCACTTATGACGATGAAGGCCACCTCTAAGCAGCACGGTGATGGTTTTCCCGCAACGGGTACACTTCTGCCTCTTTCGCCCGTAGGCAGCACGCTTGCGCTTGGGACTAAAGATGCGGGAGAAAAAATCAATAAGAAATTTCATATTGCCTCTACGAGGGTTGAATGCCGTTGAATTTCACGTGCTTGATCTCGCTCACCGCAGACTCAACCGCAATTCGATCTTCGAGTGTAGCCTTAAACGCCTCGCCTTCGAGCTTGCGGTAGCTCTCAATCTCTGCCAGGGCCGCGCATAACGGGCATCGCTCTCTCCCGATGCTGTAGGCGATAAGTTGGTGGTTATGATTACACGTGGGCATAATTGCCTTCTTACTGAGCGGGTCGCATCCCCCGCTCAAGCTAGTGAAACGAGCAGACTCCGTTGAGACTTTACCGTGATGCGCCGGTTACCTGCAGAACCGCTGCGTTGCCGGTGAGGTCTGCCCATCTGTGGCCACAGGCTACGTCGTACACCGTAACCGAACGCCGAGTTAAAACTCGGATACATCCGATGGGCAAGGTTGTTAAGGTCATAAACATCCCCATGTTTCTGCCATGGCATCCGCCACACCCTGATAGGTTTTTGATCGCTTCTTCCACCTGTCCGGTGATGGTCCGAGTTTATTCTGACCACTGGGAGTCTGATTGCTCCACCTACCAGATTCCGGTACGGGTATGATATTCGTCGCTTGCAATACGGGCAGTCCCTTGAGCCACAGGCAGGTTGCCTTGCTCTCTGCGTGGCCAAACATCCACGGCTGAATTATCTGATCCGGCTTGCGATAAACGGTGGACATTATTCCCACGGGATTCTCTATGCAGATCAACTCGATCGGTGCGTGGGCCAAATCCATAAAGAAGTCTATCGCCGACTGCTGCCTGCCATCCTTGCGCTTTTCCGCGAAATAACGTGCGCCACTCACAGCAAGATCGGTGCAGGGAGGGTGGGCAACCATCATGTCCCAATCAGCCGTCAGGTAATCCCGCACATCCCCCTTGATGTGGTAATAGCTATTATCTTCGGCGGGCAAAAGATCGCATGACCATGCTACATGGCCGCGCTTTCTGAACGCTTCACGTACAGTTCCACTGAACTCACAGGCAATTAAAATCTTCATGATTCATCCCAAAATATCTCGCCGCAGAACATGCAGACGAACTCGCTGACTCCCGCCGCCGCATAGCATCGGCGGTTGCAATTCGGGCAATTCGACTTGTTGCAATCGCAGCCATCAACTACCCCGCAGCCATCACATTTCACGCTCGGAGGCTCGTAGCGGCCAAGTTGCGCGCCGTTATCGGATTTCATAGCCACTTCCATATCTGCCAGAGCCCCGCCGCAAACACGAAGCCCATAACCATGAGCCCCAGGTAGAGGAAGCCACGGGTGAAGGGATTAATGGACTCCTCAAGGTAGGGCTTATTGCGCGGCTTGTACTCCGTCAGATCCCACAAAAATGCCATGTCAGCCTCCCCAGTAGTGCCCTATCAAAATGCCAATAGCCAGAACGCCAGCGAGCACCGCCAGCATCAGCCAGAAATAGCGCCGGTCTTGCTCGGCCTCCGCTATCCTTTGTCTTGCCGCTTGCTGCTGCTCATAGATTGGATTTTCGTCAAGGGGAGTCATGCCGTTCGCCTCTGTTTGCAATGTTTACCTGCTAAACTAAGCAAATCTTGACTGTGTTGACCTGCAAAGATTAACCTGTGGAGCGTATCGCTTACTTTGCGCTGTTCTTGCTCGGCGAGGTTCACGACACGCTCCTTTTCTTCAGGCGTGACACGAATGCTTACTGTTTCCGATTTCTTGTCCATGCTGCCCTCCTTGCGGAGGTGATACCGGGAGCTTTACGGCACAAACTCAGCAGCTTTCAGAGTGCCGATCGGTTGCTGCTAACTGCTCCCCATCGCACAGACCGGGCAGTCTTTTACAAAGTTTCTGCCTGGTCAGTTCGCTAGGCTCCTGACCGCGTTTAATGATGCTGTGAAGCGTCGAAAGAGGAATTCCAGTGGCAACGGCAAGCTGCTTGAAAGTCCATTCTCTCGTCAGCCTGTACTGGTTAAGAGCGTTTGCGAATGGTTTCAACATATTCATGGTTTCATTATGGACATGTATTCATAGAAGTCAATAGAAAAAGCATATAAACGGTAAAATAGTTGGCATATGATTTGCGTATGGCAAAAACACGGCAGATAGGATTCCGGCTCCCAGAAGATGAATACCAGAAGATAATGACTGTTCACGCGAAGGCCAAAGAGCGCACTTTAGGTTATGCCCCCTTGGGCGATGTGATAAGGGAGGCACTTGGATTGACTCCCTTGAAAGTCATTACCCAGGAGGAGCGGGATTATCTTGCGGGGAAAATCAGCACGCTCCCTCAAAATAGTCCGGAGCGTAAATTGCGTCGTGCTTGAGCGGCCGCGCGCTTCTTCCCCCCACGCGGCGAAGGTCGTTGATCTAAACGTCTATGCCATGAGGGCTGGAATTAAAAGCGGAGATTAGTTAATCGGCTCAAACGGCTTGATCTTTTCAACATCCAATGGAGCGCCGATTTCAATCTCGTATGCCGCTTTTGCTTTAGCCACGATGTCGATCAAAGCCTCCGCATTGGTGATCTTGGGAGCGCCACCCAGTTGCTGATTTAGGATCTGCAACCCCGTCTGAATTATCAGGATTATCAGGCTTGTCATTGAGTCACCCCCATTCCCCGCAGGTCAAGGATGAACCGATTAACCTGTAATGTGGCTGCTATGATCTTCTGCTCAACGGCAGCGCTTGGATTGGCCCTGTATTCCAGCCACAGGTCGCGCAGCAGGGTGTAAGCCTCGCCCATGCGGTTGACTGTGGGCTTGGCGGATTCGGGCAGCTTGCCTTGCTTTATGGCGATCTTGGCGTTGTCCAAGACCGACTGAGCCACCAGTAATGTGTCGTAAGTTTTGCTATCCACGGCATCAATGCTGCCGGGATGGATGGATTTAGCGCACCCGCCGCTAAGGAGCAGCAGGAGTGCCAGTGTTATTAGGTTTTGTTTCATTTGTTCCCGCCTCTTTGGTGATGAGAGATTTCATTGAATTAACGTAGGTCATCAGGGCAGCAACCAGTTGCCCCGTAAGACCGAATGATGCCATTACAAATTCCTTGTCAACCTTGAGGATTGCCAGCCCTATTGTCAAAAACATGAAGATAACCATGCCGGACCACAGGCAGGCTTTAGTGTCCCAACCTCTTGTCCATTTCATATCGGCCTCACGTAATTTGAAATTGTAATGGTGATTTCTTCTTCCGCCGCTTTCAATTTGGCGAATAGGGCATTGTACGCCGCCTTGCTTTTCATGATCCTATCAACACCGCGCTCCTGTCCAACCAGGATGCAGCCCTCTGTGTCCTCATCGGTATTTCCTGCGTGAATCCTAATGCCGGAGAAGTCCGGCACATTAAGCAGCAGCGGCATATCGCGCTTGAAGCGCAGCGAGTAGTTGATGATGACGGAATAGACTCCTGTGGGGATAGCTGTTTCTCCCTGAACCTTGATGCCATCCCGAACCACATCTTCCAAGCTGAAACAGAACCACTCGCCGTCAACGAACAATTCCCCTATGGTCGAATTGTCGGAGAACCATTTGCGGATGAGTTCAAGAATCATTTGCTGTCTTTGATCATTTGCTTGATTTCAGTGTGTTCACTACGGTTCTCGTTTGCCCATTGCTCCACGGCTTTGAACCAGTTTTCCAGCCGCGCTTCAAAGTCGTGAGTCCTGTGCTTGTATGTGTCCAAAGCGTGTCCGGCAAGGCTCTGTTCGATCTTAGCTACCAGTTCTGTAAGCTTGATCAAGTCCGCTGCTTCTGCCTTGGTCGTGGTAAGTATGACGATCTGCCTGTCATGCTCAAGCAGATCGCGCTTGATGATCTTGTTGTCAGAGCTTACTTTCCACCATACCCCCATTAGTGACCCCACTACGCCCGCCAGCGCCACACCAGCTACTATCATTTGCACTATTTGTGTCATATAAAATCCGTTGGTAGGTTGATGAATGGTTCATTGTTAGGTTATTTGCGTGGCTGTCAATACGCCACTGATCACTTCTACTCTGTAATAATTGCCGTTGGTCGTGTCTTTAACGACAAGCCCCTTCCACGCCAAAGGAGTACTGATAGAATTTTTGCCGAGATAATGCGTGTCATTTGCGATTGGATAAATATTCGATGTGGTCATTATTCCCTTGGTGTTTATCAATCCGCTTGAATCAATTTCCGTGACCCAATCGGTGTCTCCAAGAACAGCGATAAGTACGTCTTTGCTTGAATTAAAAAATCTGAAAATAGGATCAGTTCCACCATTGGGATTCTGGAAGAATTGACCCGTGGTGCTGATCTTGTCGATGCTCGAACCCCACCCGATAAAGCGATTGCCGTACGCCCATGCCCAAGTGCCTTCATAGCTGATAACAGGCGTTGAGGATGCGTAGCTGCCGATAAACAGGTTGAATATGGCATAATTGGGATCGGCGCCATTGAAGCGTATCCTGCCAGTGCCTCCACCGATTTCCCACCTAACGCCATAAAATTCATTGTAAGAGCCGCCCACGATAATGTGATAAACGGGCGCATACGCCCCCGCAGAATCACCCTCCACGCAGGGACTATAGAACTTATTTGAATTTGGCCCGTTGTTGCCTCCGGCAAAAGGCAACAGCGCCAGCGTTGCCGCCCCAGCCGCAGATCCGCTATTAAGCCCCAGTTTCCCGGCTATGAACGTATTTTCGTTGACGTATCCGGTAGCATTGCTCGGTTGAAGTTTTAGGGGATAGTCGCAATCCATGATGTAGCCCAAGTTAAAGACAGAATATGCCGTGCCAGCCACCCCTCCGTATGAGATAACGTCCAGCCCAACAGAGAAGCCGTAGCTGTACGGGACGTTTATTTTGCACACATTGAGGTTGTTGCAGATGATTCCTTTTTTGTAGCTGCCCCACGCCCCTCCGGCATATTCGCTGTTTATTACTTTGGGCAGATCGATGTGCTTGAAGCTCAAAATCGCGGTTGTTCCAGGGGTTTTGTTGGCCTGGATAATCACCGCGCCATTGGTAAAGGAAGTGCCCACTGCCCTGATCGTGGCTCCGGGTCCGGCTATCACATTGCAGGTTATGTAGAGATCGGAAGTAATGTTATATGTGCCGGTAGGAAAGTATAGGGTCCCGCCAGCGGCGCTGGCGGCGTCGTTGGCCGTCTGGAGCGCAGCGGTATCATTCGCTATCCCGTTGCCGATCGCGCCATATAACGAGTCTTTCACGTTGGTGACTAATTCCCGCAAGTCCCCTTGCGTAGCTACGTCAACATAGGCAATATTGCCCGTAGTCACAGTGGTCGGCTTGGCGCTGCCGAGATCGTATGTGCTGCCGCTAATATACATTGGATTTTCCATGACTATTGCTCCTGAGGCGTTTATGTACTGAACCCAATAGTAGGTGTTCTCGGGCAGGAGGACATCGTTACCTACTATTGACGCGGCTATCGGCGCACCTGATGTCACAACGAATGTAACGGGTTGAGGGAGTATGACGTAGTTGTTTACAGGATCATATGCGGGATTGGAGAGCGTAAGCCGCATATGTCCCGTAAAGAGCGCACCATCGAAATTCTTGATTGTACCTGTGAGCGTAGTCATAATATACCCTCTATGAATGCACTACTTTCAGGGCATCTCCTGTTCTGTATAAGTCTCCGGCCACAAGGCCAGCTGCAACCGCCGCCGCGTTATCCGCGTGTTCTGCGATAGACGCCATTTCAGATTTTATAACCGGGTCCGCATAGGAAATATTGGAAGTGGTGATCGTGGTCGGACGAGCGCTTCCCAGGTCGTAACTGGCTCCGGTAATATAGAATGGATTCACCATGACTTTAGTTCCTTTGCTGTTAAAATATTCGACCCAGTAATAAGTGTTCGCCGGTTCAAGCACGTCATTGCCTAGAACCGTGGGGCTGCCCACCAGGGCGCCGTTGGTAACCGTGATGGTCTTGGTGATCGGATTGACTATGCCGCCTGCTACGTCATGCGCCGGATGAGAAAGAGTGATCTTGATCGTTCCGGTGAGCGTCGTACCGTCCGGACGCTTGATTGTCCCGGTTAGTGCGGTCATTTGAACTCCATCATCGGGCAGGCTACCGCCAGGACCAGTGCAAGCAGGCCGAGAAATCGTTTCATGTTGACACTCCTATGTCTGCGGATTTAGAATTGAAGGAATGCAAGCCATATTGGTGGGAATTCTAATCGGCATCATTTGGATCATCGTCCAATCTGTTGCGAGTTACGGCCAATATTCCGGGAAACGAAAGCGGCCACCAGATCCTTGAGCGTTCTTCCCGCAGGCACCGTTCCGCGTTTTATGCCCTGAGCTAGGATCGTAGCTCCCGGAGCCGTCCTCAATCCGAACACTGTCAATGCCGCCGGAATCCCGGCATGGGGCATTAAATCCTCTCCAATCAGACCAGCGCTGATCTCGCTCATTCTTATATTTGGATTGGCGTTCGCTCTGCGTTCTGCAATCTTTTCGGCTTCCATCAAATTGGAGTAGCGCCTGCTGAGATCTTCAACTTCAGGCACTTTTGCCTCAACGTCCGATGCAAGCTTTCCATAGGTTTTTGATTTCGCCAGATTCAAGGGCTTATCGTAAGCCTCTCCTGTCCAGCGGGTGTTTTCGCCTATGGAATGCTTTAGGTTTTGCGCTTCCGCTGGAGTCATGGGGCCGCGTGGACCGGAGAATTCTATCTGTCCCGCAGGATTCAATTTCGATTCATTGAGTATGGATTTCTTGAAAAGAAGCAACTGATCGACGATTGGCTGATTTGTCGGACCGCCCCTAACAGCTTCCGCAATGGCGTCATCTATGGCACCAACTTGCTCTTGAGGAACTATTTTATTTGCCTGGTTCAGGCTATCAATGATTCCGCGATTCTTGGCTAATTCCAATTCATTGAAGCTAGGATGTTCTTTTGTGACAATTTGCGGAATATTTCCGGGATCGGGCGGCGGCATCATATAAGCGCCCGTTTTCGTTTTAAGTGGTTTTGGGCGTCCCAACACTTGCCCGATTTCTTTTCCAACATCTTTTTTGGCCGCGCTTACTTGTTCCAGCAAGCTATTCATTGACCGGGCAACTATCCCTTCATCAACAACCGCCTGCCCTGGATTTTTCCCGAATCTGAATTGTTTGGCGAATGGACGAAGCATATTGTTGACGATTGCCGCGGGCCATTTTTCCGCTATCGCTCTCGCCACAATCCCGGCATAAGGCGAGGCGGCGCCGATTGCGGTATTTACGGCAGCTCCGGTGTTGCTCGATCCCTGGGCTTTAGATAACGCGCCCATGCCAGCACCTTCAATAGCCGCTTTTGTGGCTAATTTAGCGGATGGCCCTGCCAGAGCGGGAACTTTAGACGCTATTTTAGCTGTTGTGGCGGTTGCTCCCGCTCCCGGTAAAAAGAATTGCGCTGTGTCACCTATAACCTTTCCGACGTTCTGGTATGCTCCTTTTGGTTCCGTGTATTGAGACATATCGGGCAACGGAATGCCGATCATTTTAGCCCCACCATATACGGTACTGGCCGCGCTTTTGGCTAACCCAAGTCCCAAATCTCCAAACTCACCGGCGATCTGCCTGCCTGATTCTTTAGCTTGCTGCCACAAAGACGGTTTTGCGGGATAAGACAAAACAACATCCTTGTCGGTATAGGCTCCCTGCTTTTGCTCCAAGTCTTTATCTGAATATTTTCCCTGTGGCATTTTTAACCTCACTGAACATCGAATGAACCATCAGGATAAACTTTGGTTATCTTCCCCTGCTTCCCGCCCTTTAACAGAATAGATTCTCCGACATAATGAGCCTTCCGGGAAGAAGTGGCGGCCTCGGGAACTTGTGATTCCGTGTCCATCAATGCTGCATAATCCGTCAAGTATTCCGTCCCCGTATTTGGCTGCCCTGTAATTTTGTCGATTCTTCTTCCAAAATCGCTGTACATCGTTCTCACTTGCTTGGAGGAAGAATTTAGTTTTTGCCTGAGAATCCCTAAGAACGATCTCTTCACTTCTGGAGGCAAAAACCCTCCTTCCGCTTTCAGGTATCCATTGAATTTGGCGTAAATGCCTTTAAAAATATTTCCGGATTTTGCCGCCGTTTCGTATTCTGATTCTCTGACAACGGATGTCGGATCGAGTCCTTTCATGAACTCAAAGACAAGGGCCAAGTCCGAAGGGCCGCCGAGCGGCCTTTCGAGGATTTGTTTTACTGTTGCATATTTATTGGATGTGACATTGAAATCCTTGATGACCGGATTCGAATCGAATTGAGAAGCGAGTGCTTGGACCTTGTTGAATTGTTGTGGAGCAAGTCCGTTTAATTGCGCCCTGGAGGCATTTAGTTTTGCTCGTTGCGCTTCAACGTCCAGGGGTAGCGGTATATCTCTTCCTGGCACTGGATGCGGAGCATTCAATTCTTTTCGCTGCGTAGCAACGGCTTCAGGTAGCGGTATATCCCGCCCTGCAACTGGAGCGGGTGCTTTTAATTGAAGCTGCTGCTCCATTACTTCCGGACTGAATGGAATATCCCTTCCTGGTTGTGGCTCTGTGTCTCTGATCCTTGCAATCGTTAATGCATTCTCCCGCCCTAATCTCCCCTGTTCCGCAGATTGATTCATCTCCGCCACTCTTTGATTCAGAACCGCTTCATTCTGCGCTTGCCGGTCTTCCCGTTCTCTTTCAGCCTGTATCTGCTCCATAAGCGTTTTCTTGCGATTCGCTTCAAGGATTGACTCCCGATCAAGGGACTCATTCACTCCCTGCGCGGCTCCTGTGGTTCCCGCCTGACCGCCGAATGCGGCTCCTAATGCTATGCCCGCCGCTGGCACTGCGGCCCCTAGAATCCGTCTGAGACGCGAAGGTTGGGCGTTTAATTCCTGCTCCATGCGTTCGGCCCTGGTTGGAGGAAGCGGGCCTTCAAACGGGATGGACGGAGGAGCGGGCGGAGGAGCGGCGTCCTGCTGCAAATCCTCCGGCCCAGGCTCCCGCGCTTCTTCCTGTTGGTTGGCAAAGGGATTTCTGAATCCATTCCGAAACAAATCATCGAGCAAGACTTCGGAACGCTTGCGACCCGTAGGATATAAACTTAATCCGCCCATGATGACAGCTCCTTAGTAATCAAATGAAGCTTCCGGCAATGTTAGCTCCTGATTGAAGTAGCGATTGCCACAATGCTCTTTTACGGGCCTGTTCCTGCTCATTCTGTATGGCTGCGTTCTCGAAATACCCTAGAGGATTAAGCGTTCCCGCTATCCCTAACTGTCCTGCCGCGGCAGTTCCATAAGCTCCAGCCTGTTGCTGTCCTGAACCCAATCGAGTTTGCATCCCCTGGAATGCTATTGGAACGGATTCTGCTTCCACATCGCCGGGGATTCTGGCCAATGCCGACGCTCGAGCATTCTCGATATTGGTTTCGCCCATCTGCTCTGCAGGCTGCTCATACCCGAATCCGGACATTCTCGCCCTTAATCTGCTTTGAGACAGGGCATTATTGAAACTCCTCGTAGTGTCCCCGGTCCGCTGGACGGTCTGAGTGCGCTTCCAGCCTTCGGGATTCATGTAGTATTCGGCCATAGGATTGACCGTGCTCGCAGTCTTGTCGGCAAGCCCCGTCATTGTTCCCAAAGCCTGAGAGGACGACCATAGATTCTTTCTTTGGGCATTCAACTGTTCCTTCCCTATGCCCCCCATGTAATTTGCACCATATTTGAATCCCATGTTATTGCTCCACTGGATAGCCTACTTCGTCCGACCTTACGAATTCATCTACGGCAGGCGGGCGAGTCGGCGGAGTAATTGTTATGTTGAGAGCCAACGAAGTGGCGAAAACGGGACCGACGATAGAGCTTTCCATGCCATTTCTCTTTTTGGCTCTGACAAAATAATAGCGTTTGATTCCGGCATCGCCGATATTGTCCGTGTATTCCCCTCTGTTGCCCAATTCAATGCGAGTGGAACCGTTCAAGGAAGGAGTCGTGTTCCAATATAACACGTAGTTATCACCATCGGTTCGGGTGAACATAATGAGAATCGAGCCTGCCATAGCGGTTGCAGTCAGGTTCTTCACCGGCCTTGGAGGATCGGTCACGGCGGCCACAGAATGAATCCCGGAGCGCATCTCAACGAGAATCTTCCGCAATGTCTTCCAATCCATCTGACTCGGAATTTCGCTGATTTTCATCGCTCACTCGTTTTTATATGCGTAATCGACAATCCCAGAACATTGGCGGCAACATCTTCTTCCGGAAACTTGATCTCGGTCGACAGCCTGCGGTTTTTCTGATTGATCTCGAAGTGCTGTCCCATAAGCATGCTGAAAGGCACGATCTCGGGATTGCGGAAATTGCCGTCCACAAGGTAATGCTGCAGGCTGAATCCGAGCTGATCGGTTTCAAGTTTCCCGAAACGGAATAGCTTGATGGTGTCCGGGCTTTCGTTGCCGAAGTAACCGCTTCGCCAAAAGGCAGGCACTATGGTTGAAGTTTGGGAATATTCCACGCTGATAGCCCCGGTGGTGTCGCTATTGATAATCAGTTCCTTTGCATAGCCGTTCTGCATGATTACCAGGTGATTGATTCCATGAACATCTTCAACCATGTCCATCGCATCGGCCTGCACGTTGAGCGGGAAGCCGCCCACGTTCTTGTCCATGTCGGGCTCGAGATCGACAACAAAGATATAGTTTTTGGCCGGAGATCCGTCCAGGCTGCATAGCAGCAGATACCATTCACGCTCCAGGAAGCAGTAAAATGCGCCTCGACAATCATTTTCGGTCCCCGGAGTGATTCGGCGTAAATACGGAAGTAAGCCTCCGGCCAATGTCAACGGCGCACCTATGCCGTTATAGATTTTGATTGTCTTATCGCTTGCCAGCCAGATAAGACCGTAAGGCGATCGGGCGATGGAAAAGTGGCTGGCGCAGCCGGTATTCCACGGAAGTTTTTCCAGTTCCGCCAAGTATTCGACGGGGGCATCGGTGGATTTATCCGTTACCGTGCCGCGCAGCATAAACATTTCGTTGCTGATGGAAAATGCCACTATGCCAGCCTGTATCACCCCATGCCCGGAAATCTCATCGGACCCTATGGCGAGCCTTAACCTGTTGTTTGGAGGAAAGGATTCTTCCGGCCTGCCGAGATAGATGCGCTCGTAGCCGGAATAGGCTATTTCCTGCTTGCTGTTCGCCAGGTTGGAAACGAATATTCGCCCACCCCATTCACAGGCATACTTGCCCACAGGCGGAGGGAAGTTAAGCAACGGAGCGATAATGGCTTTGTTCAAATCCTCATCGGCCACCCAATCAATAATTGTCGTTTTATCCTCTACCGACGGAGTGAAGCTGCCATCCGTTGAGTTTGGGTTTGGAAGCAGATAGTAGTCTCCGCCGCCATCCATCGTGGAGAATATCCATATCTGATCGCATTGCGTGTCCGTGGGAGTCGTTACGGTTATGTCTATCTGATCCGTATTTGTTATTGCGCCGGTGGAGGCGGAAGGATCGCTTGCAGCCCCTACGTGGCCTGTCACCGAATTGCCATAGGCTACTCTATAGGACCGTCCCGTTGTCATAATCCTGCCCGATCCCGTGGTATTTAGGACAGGCGGATCGTCATCCGTAAGAAAATCCTCCCACATAAACGGACCTGGCTCATCGACGGTTAATATGGTAGTTGAAATAGGATTGGAATTGCCAAGCGCCTCAAGGCGTTCAGAGTCAATTCGCTTTCTAGCCGCAGCGCCAAGAGGATCAAGATATAATCGGTATCCCGTAACGCCAGCTGGAGGAGCCGGGACGGTAATCCTCAACCTTTGATTCGATGCAAGAGCTAAAGCGGCGGGAGTCGATTGAAGCGTTTCACCGATTCCATTCACCCAGGTATAGGTCACATTGTAAGTTCTGGAATGATAGCCGTAATAACTGCCGGGGTATATAATCGTCAGAGTTGGAGCAACGGCGGGATCGGCCACGCTTGGTATAGTGCTCAGGCTCACAGACGGAGCCGCCGGTTGCGCTATGCCCCAATTCTGTAGAGCCGTTCCCGTCCACTTCATCATGCGGGAGCCGTTCGCCATGAACATTATGTTATTGCTCTGAGTGAATGAAGTCACTCCGGAATTAAGCGCGTTGTATTCAATCTGCGTGGCCGCGTAGGTATCGAGATCGAACTTGTAGAAATAGCCCTCAAACACCGCAATAACCTGCCTTATTCCTAAAGCATTCTGATAGTTGACGATATTCCCGATCCCTGTCAGATTGGGGACTTGCTCAGACAAGTCAACCGGCGCCCTCATCTTTTCCAATCCGCCCGAGCCGCTGATAAACACATTGCAGCAGTCGATAGCCTCATCGGGCTTGACTATCGCAACGCTTTCCCAGGCATTGATTCCCTTGAACCGGTTGATCGTTTTGGTGCTTAATCGTCTAGCCATTATCTTGGTATTGAATCTCCCAAAGCAAAGGGGTCGTAGGCTGTTATGGTTTCATCGCGGCGGCTGGATTGCCGCACTTCCTGCACGGCCTGCAATCTCGCCATTTCCGCCCGCCGCATCCATTCCGCGCTGGCATCGAACTCAAACACGCTCAGAAACAGAAAACTGATCGTGTAATAGCGAATGAAACGGAGAGCCGACAGCTCATCAAATGGGATAAATTCGTCATTGCCGGTCAACCGCGCGGGCTTTCTGGAAATGTACTCCCCGACATTTGCCGTTATCAGGCTTTGCCAGAGGCTCTCTATCCCATCGTTGATCGCATCGTTGGCTATTTCAACCGACACGCCTTCGCGCAACCAGCGGACGCAATCGGCTCTCATCATTTCAAGATCCATTACGAAGCCGCCTTTCTGCCTTTCGTTTCGATCTGCTCTTTAAGCATCCTGTTCTGCTCGGCCAGAAGCGCGTTCTGCTCCATGAGCTGCGTCATGGTGCTTTCCATCTTCTCCATCTTGGCAAGCACTTCAGCCTGCTGATTCTGCACCTTGAATCCGGCTCCGGAGATGTTGATTCCTTCCGCGGCCAGGTCGATCCCTTCTTCCTCGATGATCCTCATCACCTTCGGGCTTGGAGGAAGCGGAGGCTTCCCCTGCCTGATTCGGTCTTCCCGCTGATCGTGAATGTACTGTTTCACCATTTCGGCGCGGCCTTTAGCCAGAGCTGCTTTTGCGTTCTTCATTGCGGTATCTATGTCGAAGGAAACGCCTCGTTTGTCCCTAATGATCGGCACTTCAACGAGTCCTTCGAGCCGTTTATGTTCCAGAATGGTTCTGGCGAGATAATCGTCTTTGACCTCAATTGCTTCCTCCGGCGGGAATACGAACAATCCCACCCCGCTTACCTGTTCGGTAATATTCTCTTTCCCTGCCTGTAACAGCCACATATTCAAATCCTCCTGTTATTTTGATAATCGGCGGCTATAGCGGACTTTGCGCCTTCGTTATAGTGCCGGAAAAAATGCTCATCGTTCCCATGACATTCGATTGTTTCTCCTGTCTTGAGAGCCGTTCCCACTTCCAGAAATTCAGCCATATCTTTACGGCTGAGTTTGCCTACTGCCTCTAAAACCTTATCTTCCCCTGCCTTGCGGTTCCTCTCGCGTATCAAGCGGGACTTCTCTCGTTTATAGGCCAGGTATTCCTTGTAGTTGGCAAACCGCCACATATCACCGTCCTGCAGCGTTTCAATCAAACTCAAATCAAGTCTTTTCGGTCCATTTTCATCTTTCCAGATACATACAGGCGTCCAACAGCCTTCAACCCGGGTGAACCTGTCAACCACCCAGGAGCCTTCCCAAAAATCCCATCTCAGATTAAGCAGAGGGTCCAGTTCCTCAAGGCGCTTCTGCATCCATCGGGGAGCCTGCATCACTCCGGCTTCAAGCATCTGCAAGCGTCCCATGATCGCTTCCCTGACTCTAGGCCAAACGCTTATCTGTTCGGCCGTCAAAGCGGCCGCCACGTCCATCATGGCATTACATTCGCTATCAATGTGTTGCATACACTCCTTCTCTCGCGAAGGAGAGGAGCTGGAAAGGCGCGGCAGCCCCTCTCCCCGGAGGCAGCCATAGAACTAACTCTACGGCTGTGGGAAAAGCCTTAAACTGAGATAGAATTTTTCTATCCCGAGATACTTCGTTTCTATCTCCAGATACTTTATTTCTATCCCGAGATTGAATTTTTCTATCTCAAATTACACGGTCTGAGGATTCTGATACCAGACATCGTCGGCATAGAGCCCTTTAATCATGCCCCAGGCTGACCGCTGCAATGTTCCGATATTCAGATAGGTTCCGAGCAAGGCCGCAACCGCATCAACGATGCCGGTTGTGGCTATGATTCGGGTCCATGCTCCCGCCTCATTCTCCAGGAGTTGAAGCGGCAGAGCCTCAAACTTCTTCATCGTGTCAGACACCCCGCATACGATACGATCCGGGCGGGCGTCTTTGTCCTCAATGATCGGTATCCCGGCGTATTCGAATACGTCGTAGCCCACATCGAGGGCTTTCTTGCCGATTCCCTTTGCGCCGTTTGTCTCAAAACGATAGTTCTGAGTGGCAAATTTCACCATTTCAGACACTTGAGCCGATGGGAACAGGAAGAAGTCGGGATTCAAGCCGGAGCGATTCTTCACGAACTGCCGCAGCCTGTGAATGGCTGCGCTTGTGAGCGTATCGCCTGCCGCATCCTGAACAAACGCTTTCCACGATTCCTGGCCGGAAGTTGCAGGATTAAGCCCCTGCAATGCTCCGCTATCGGTCACAATGGACATCAAGCCTTCCATCGTGTAGGGGAAAGTGCCGCTGGTCAGCGCCGCTTCACCGCCGAGGTGTACGCCCTCTGCGGCTATCGGCGTTCCGGTTGTCGTGGTTTTGGTCACGGCCCGGGTAGCGTAATTGATCGCCGTAATCGTTTCAGAGCTGACAGTGAGTGCCGCCCCGCCCACGGTATTGGTGTCAATCGGCATGCCGATCCTGAGATACAGCGCCCCGGGCAGGTATCCCGCATCGTCGGCATAAAACACGGTGGATGAAGGAGCCGGAGCTGCGGCGACAGTGGCCAACTGTCCGCCTCGTTCCGCCCCTACTGCGACCACGTTGCAATGGGAAACGAAGTCCTTGATGTCATACTTGAGCTGCAAAGCCTTGGCTTGCATAAAGGCGCGCGCATCGCCCTTGCTCAGCACATCGGCTTGCCCGGTAATGACTTCAGGCACATACCCGTATTTGAGATAAACCGTGGAGTTTTCCAAGCCTTGATTTCCCGAAGTGCCTACACCGGCAGTCGCGGATTCAATTCTAAACCCCATGTTGAAGTTTGGACGCAACCTGGCCTCAAAGACGTAGCCTTTTGAGCCGAGATTGTTCACCGGCCGACCGAATTTCGAGCCATCGCCCAGAAGATTCATAAAAGCGGCCTCGGTGCTGATCTGATCCTGAATCGCGCCGTAAACAATTTTCATGTTTGCAGCAAAGTTAGAAGTTGTAACTGGCATTTATCATTCCTCAGGCACTATTGGGGAACTTTATCGACTCCGGGAAATTGCCCTGAATTATGTCATCAATCGTGAACTTCTTTTCTCCTGGCTTTTCCCCGGTGGCCGGTTTCGGTCCGCCAATGCGCTCAGTTTCACGAGTGTTGCGGGCGAGATAGGCTTTATCGAATGCCGTCTTTGCCGTTGCAACCAGCTTTGCTACTCCGGAGGCTTGGCCCGCCTTGATCTGCTTCACAATGGCAGGATCGCGCTCCAGGAGATAGAAAGCCGAGTCGTACAGGAAATCCAGCTCATCCGATGAAAGTTTCTCATCCTTGAACAACTCGCTTATTTGGGCATCGAAAGCGGTATCGAAGAGCGCATGCGCCTTTTCAATAGCTTGCTGTTCGCGCTCCTGATAGAACGGTTTCAGCTCCTTCGATAGCTCTTCCTTCAAGAGCTTTTTGATGTCGGGAGGCTGCCCGCTGTTTTTTTCCGCTTCTGATTGCTTGTTTCTGAGAAAAGCAATGGTGCCGTCCGGGTCTTCGGCTAAAGCATCGCGGATTTGAGATTCGTCATATCCCAATTCCGTGCCGATCTCCAATGCGCGGGTAGCGAGTTTCTGATACACCGATACCTGCCCTTGGATTTCTTCC